TCCTTTCTGCTGCTGGTAGAGTTTGCGGATGAAGAGACGTCCTTTCTCGGTGACGACGGTGGAGAGAGAGGTTCCTATGGAGCCGTCGTTGTGGAAGAATTTGGCGGTGCGAGTGGAGAAGAATCCACGAGCGGAGTAGTTGGCTGTGGGCAGCCAACGGTCGGACTGTCGGTAAAAGATGTGTTGCTGGTGGAGGAATGAGGTGAGCTGAGCGACGGAGCGCATACCGAGGTCTTTGGCTACTTCGGTGAGGGTGAAGGTAGAGGTGGATTGGAGCACTTCACGTGTGTAGTCGGCCATAGGTGTGAGGGTCTGGATTTGATGGTTCTGCTCCTGGAGCTGGCTTTCGGCGAGCTGGAGGCGTTGTGTCTTTTCGTCGAGGCGTCGTTGGAGTACGTTCATAGCCTGTGCGATGATGTCGTCGTCGTCGCTGATGGTGGCGACGCCGGAGGAGAGGAGTTCCTTGATGCGGTCGTTGCACCAGATGGCGAACTTTGGGGATAGCCAACGGGCAAACTCAAGGGCGACGTCTTCGTGCATCCAGGTGCCAGGGTTATTACCACCTTTCTTAACTTGCACTAAATCAGCCAAAGTAAGATTTCTTACTTTGGTCAATTCTTCAAGGAAGTCTTTGGTTTGTTGATTGTTAAGCCAATGTTTGGCTTCTTTGCTGAATGGCTTTGCCATCTGAGTGGCGTTAATCATTACTCCATCGGTGTTGGAGAACGAAATGGGTGTACCCTCATAGGAGTACTGGATGATTGCCGTCTTTCCGGCTGTCGTTTCTGATCTTGACATTTTTGCTATGTGTATTATAACGGTTAATAAAAAAAGACCCGTTAGGAGCTGTTAAGGTTCACATAGCTTGACCTTGCGGGCATTACTGCTTACGCACTCCACGGGCCGATATTTTTGCCTATGATGTTTAGGATGGGGACATAAAAAAAGCCGGCACACCTCTTTGCCGACACATCTTCTATGTCGCTATGTGATTTTAACAATGCAAAAGTACGACCTTTTTTCGGACTGGCAAAATTTATTTTGAAAATATTTTGTAAATCGTTGGTATATAGAATAAAAAAATGCCGCCTAAAGGGGCGGCAAGAGGTGTTGAAGGATGATAAATTTTAGCAAAGTTACGAAGATTTTTTAAAACGGAGCATAAAAACAATAGATAACAGAGACAAAAGCAAGCGGAGGTGTAATTTTGCGACGCGAAAATTGTAAATGGGCTTAATGGGCTTAATGGGCTTAATGGGCTTAAAACGAAGACAGAAACTAAAACGAAGATATGACAACGACGATGAAGTTACACAGAAAGAGCCGGGTGACGGTGGGCAGGGGCAGTGAGAGTGCCGACAGTCTGGTGCGCAGCAGGGCGATCAACAGTGACGACCGTGCGCGTGGGCAGGAGATACTGCTGGAAGCTCAGGGTCACCGAATGGCATCGATGAAATACCTGCAGGAGCGCGAGCGCAACAAGCGATACACCTACGGCGACCAATGGAGCGACATAGTGTGCGTCGACGGCGTGCAGATGACTGAGGAAGAATATATCAAGAGGCAGGGCAATGTGCCGCTGAAGAACAACCTCATACGGCGCCTGGTGAAGAACGTTATCGGTTCGTTCAGGGACCAGCAGGCCGAGCCGATGTGTATGGCCAGGGATCGTGCCGAGCAGCGTGCTGCCGAGACGCTGAGCACCTTGCTGCAGTACAATATGCAGCTGAACAGGATGGGCGAGCTGTACGCCAGGGCTATGGAAGAGAACCTTATCGGCGGCTTGGTGGTCCACAAGAAGACCTTCGGGTGGCGGCGAGACCGCTACGACTGCTGGACGGACAATATACAGCCTACTAACTTTATTCCCGACAGCAATATGCGCGACTACAGAGGTTGGGACTGCCAGTTTGTGGGCCAGATACACGACTATTCGTTTGGCGATTTGTGCAACCAGTTTGCGAACAGCCCTGCTGACTACAAACGCCTGTTGGAGATATACAAGCCACAGCGTGATACACGTGAAGGGACGTTCTCCTTTGAACAGTTTGGCTACAGCGACGGAATGGTCAATATGGATTTTCTTTTTCCTCGCGACCCGTCGAAGTGCAGGGTTATAGAGGTGTGGCGGAAGGAGAGCAAGCCGAGATACCGCTGCCACGACTGGAACAGCGGCGAATACTACAAGATAGAGCTTGACGACTACAACACAATGGTATGGGCTGAGAACCAGAAGCGGTTGCAGATGGGCCGGGCCAACGGCATTGCCGACGACGATGTGCCGCTGGTGGAAGCCGAATGGTTTATGGACTCATACTGGTACTACTACTTCATCACGCCGTTCGGCGACATCCTGAAAGAGGGCGAGACGCCATACCACCACAAAGAGCATCCGTTTGTCTTCAAAGGCTATCCATTTCTTGACGGGGAGATACATTCGTTTGTGGCCGACGTGATAGACCAGCAGCGGTACACCAATAGGCTCATCATCCTTGAAGACTTTATTATCAAAGCCAGTGCCAAGGGTGCGTTGCTGGTGCCGGAAGATGTGGTGCCAGAGAATGAGGACCCGAACGAGTGGGCGGATTCCTGGGCAAAGGTCAATGGAGTGATGTTCTATAAGGTCAAGTCACACGGTAAAGTTCCCGAGCAGGTGTCCGCCAATTCGACGAATATAGGCATACACGAACTGTTGTCGCTGCAGCTGAAATTTTTCGAGGACATTAGCGGCGTAAACAGTGCCTTGCAGGGCAAGGCCTCTTACAGCGGTGAGAGTGGCAGTCACGCGCAGGTTATGGCGCAGAATGCCGCCACGTCGCTTGTGGACATCTTTGAGAGCTTTAACGATTTCCAACAGGAGGCGGCCTACAAAGACGTTAAGAACATACAGCAGTGCTACGACGAGAAGAAAGTGCTGGCCATTGTAGGCAGCACCGCCAAGGGAGTACCCATCGATGCGAATAAGGTTCTGACCATAGAGACAGACATCAGCATAAGTCCGAGCAAGAAGACGCCGGTGTACAGAGCGATGGCCAACGACTTCTTCATTAAACTCTTCGAGATGCAAGCCATCGACGTGGAGCAGCTGCTGGAGAGCGTGAGCGATATACCATACGCCGACGAGCTGCTGCAAAGTATCAGGAGCAACAAGGAGCAGATACAGCAGGGGCAGGTGCCTGGCGGTGTGTCGCCTGAACTGATACAGAAAGTGCAAGCTGGATTGAACACCAACCCGCAGGCTGTGGAGCAGATGCGCGGTCTGATGCCGGCGTGGAGACAGGCAAGTTGAGAGTGGGTTTAATGGGCTGAATGGGTTTAATGGGTTTAATGGGCTGAATGGGTTCGATAGGCATAGAGGTCAAGGCTATTCTGAAAGAGAATGAGCGGCGCAGGAAGCAAAACAACGCGCCGTTCAATCCTGTGACAGGAGAGCACAGTGTCGGGGAGCGGAAGAAATTTCGGCTCCCTGACTTTCCTATTGCCGATCAGTGGTTGCCCGAAGAGATGCTTCAGGAGCCATTGGTGAAGAAGCTGAAGAAGGCCGGCAGCCTTGCCGCCTTTATCACCGAAGAGTTAGAGAGCGACTACAGCGAGGCTGCGGTAAACCAAGTGGTGGAAGAGTTCTGTCGGACGAGGAACAGGTACGACTTTCCCTTTTGGGCGGCAACGCTGGCATATATAAAGAATAAAGGTGGCGGAGCCGATGTGCTGTTCCGACTGAACCGACCGCAGCGTCGTTTGGTGGAGCGTTTGGAGAAGATGCGCAAGGCAGGCAAGCCGACAAGGTTGATACTGCTGAAGGCGCGCCAGTGGGGCGGAAGTACGTGCATACAGCTGTATATGGCCTGGCTGCAGCTGTGTCACAAGGTAGGCTTGAACTCCCTTATTATAGCCTTGCAGACCACAGTGAGCGACGAAATTAAGGATATGTTTGATCGGATGATCAAGTCGTACCCCATAGAGATGCTGCACGGCGCGAGCGATGTGTACAGCAGGAACGAGCCCAAGATGGTCGGCGTGGGCAAGAGCGGCAACATCTACAGGGTGCCGCAGCGCAACTGCAAGATAAAGATAGGCACGATGGAGCGTCCGAATTCGTGCCGTGGCGGCGACTACAACCTGGTGCATCTGT